TAAAGGGGTAGGAATCCTACACCCCCATATATTATTATAATTTTTATGTTGACTTTCCGTGTGAAGGGGTACTATTATGGTAAAGTATTGGAATAGATATACCTACTATCTAGTAAATACCAGATAAGTAATTACCAGTTGGTTATACAAGGTATTGATTTTTAAGGAGTATCTATCTTTCAGTATGTACCTACTATGAATCCCAACATACTTAATCAAATCAAGAATCTAGATTCAGTTGAAAAGGCTGAGATGCTTGATCTGTTGGAAGAGTGGGAGTCTGCCAAAAGGCGTGAAGGTTCTCAGAATAACTTCTTAACCTTTGTGCAAGAGATGTGGACTGCTTTTATTCATGGTAAACACCACGAGATAATGGCTGAAGCCTTCGAGAAGGTCGTTAAAGGCGATCTAAAGCGTTTAATTATTAACATGCCTCCTAGACATACTAAGAGTGAATTCGCTTCTTATCTGTTGCCTGCGTGGTTTCTAGGACAATATCCTGAAAAGAAGATCATTCAGACTGCTCATACTGCGGAACTAGCTGTTGGCTTTGGTCGTAAAGTTAGAAACCTTGTCAACAATAACGATTTCAAGGATGTCTTTCCTAATGTTAGTCTGCAAGCAGATAGTAAAGCTGCGGGTCGTTGGAATACCAACAAGGGCGGTGAATACTTTGCGATAGGTGTTGGCGGTGCGGTGACTGGTAAAGGTGCGGACTTATTGATTATTGATGATCCGCATTCAGAACAAGAAGGTGCATCTGCAGATGTGAATGTGTTCAATAAGACTTATGAGTGGTATACCTCTGGACCAAGACAGCGTTTACAACCGAATGGTGCGATTGTGGTAGTAATGACTAGATGGCATCAGCGTGATCTAACTGGTCAGGTAGTAGATGCTAGCATTAAACGAGGTGGTGCAGATCAATGGGAAGTTATTGAACTGCCTGCGATCCTACCATCAGGTGAAGCTTTGTGGTCAGAGTTCTGGAAGCTAGAAGAATTAGAAGCGTTGCGTGCTGAACTGCCGAATAGTAAATGGCAATCTCAGTATCAACAAGACCCCACCTCAGAAGAAGGTGCATTGGTCAAACGAGAATGGTGGCAGACTTGGGAAGAAAGAGACCCACCCGAATGTGAGTTTGTGATTCAATCTTGGGATACAGCCTTTATGAAGAATCAACGAGCCGACTACTCAGCCTGTACTACATGGGGAGTATTCTATCGTGAGAACGATGAGGGTATGCTAGCACCGAATGTTATTTTGCTGGATGCCTACAAAGCTCGTTTGGAGTTTCCTGAATTAAAAGTCAAAGCTGTAGAGAAACATAGTCAATACAAACCCGATGCTTTTATTGTCGAAGCAAAAGCTGCGGGGATGCCATTGATATTTGAACTGCGACAAGCTGGAATCCCTGTACAAGAATACACACCTAGTCGTGGTAACGATAAGATTTCTAGGGTTAATGCAGTATCGGATTTATTTTCTTCAGGTGTGGTGTGGTGTCCTGAAACTAGATGGGCAGAAGAAGTAGTAGAAGAGTTTGCTGGCTTTCCTAATGTCGAACACGATGACTTAGTTGATAGTAGTACGCAAGCATTATTAAGATTTAGACAAGGCGGATTCATACCTTTACCAAGCGATGAAGAGGATGAGCCTTTAGAACATAACAAAGTCGCTGATTATTATTGAGGTAAATTTTGGCTATAGAAAAAAATCCTATGCAACCTGCTACACCAGTAGAAGGCACAATAGAACAAGATACTGAAGAAGTAACTGTAGCAATAGAAAATCCTGACTCAGTTGCTATTGAAACTGAAGATGGTGGCATGATTATAGACTTTGATCCTGATAGTAGTCCTATCGGATCAGAAAGTTTTTATTCTAACCTTGCTGAGTTTATGTCTGATACCGACTTAAATGAAATGGGTGCAGACCTTATATCTCAGTTTGAAGCCGATAAAGATTCTCGTAGTGAGTGGGAAGAAAGCTATGTTAAAGGATTAGATCAACTAGGTTTAAAAATAGAAGAGAGAACTACCCCTTGGGCTGGAGCTTGTGGAGTCTTTCATCCAATGTTAAGTGAAGCTGTTGTGCGTTTCCAATCTCAATCAATAGCAGAAATGTTTCCCGCCCAAGGACCAGTTCGTACCAAGTTAGTCGGTAAGATCACCACAGATAAAACTAAACAAGCTCAAAGAGTTCAAGACTATCTCAATTATTTATTAACCCATGAGATGTCTGAGTATCGAACTGAGACTGAGAAGATGTTATTTTCTTTACCCTTGGCAGGTTCTGCCTTTCGTAAAGTTTACTTTGATCCAAACCTTGATAGACCAAGTTCTATCTTTGTACCAGCCGAAGATGTAGTAGTTAACTATGGTGCAAGCGATTTAGAAACTTGTGATCGTGCTACTCATGTCATGCGTAAATCTTCAAACGATGTACGCAAGATGCAAGTCGCTGGCTTTTATCGTGACATAGATATACCAGAGTCGGATGAAGGACAGTCAGATATTCGTAAGAAGTACGATGAAATGACAGGCGAATCAAAGACTTACAACTACGATGATCGACACACTATTCTAGAAATGCAAGTCAACCTTGATCTAGATGGCTACGAAGATATGATCGATGGGAATAAAAGTGGTATAGCTTTACCCTATGTAGTCTCAATAGATTATCCAAGTGGCATAGTCTTGAGTATTCGTAGGAACTATTACGAAGACGATCCTAAGAAATTAAGACGCATGCACTTTGTTCACTATCAATATTTGCCCGGATTAGGCTTTTATGGCTTTGGTTTGATACACATGGTAGGTGGTCTGGCTAAATCTGCTACCTCAATACTCAGACAATTAGTTGATGCAGGCACACTATCTAATTTGCCGGGTGGTTTAAAATCTAGAGGTTTAAGAATTAAAGGCGATGACACACCAATCATGCCCGGAGAATTTAGAGATGTTGATGTGCCGGGTGGTGCAATTAGAGACAACATTAGTTTCCTACCCTATAAAGAACCATCAGGAACTTTGTATCAACTCTTACAAAATATAGTAGAAGAGGGTAGACGTTTTGCTAGCATGAACGATATGAAAGTATCTGACATGAATAATCAAGCACCAGTTGGCACAACTCTTGCTTTGCTAGAAAGAAACATGAAAGTTATGTCAGCCGTGCAAGCAAGGCTACATGCTTCAATGCGAAAAGAATTTGAAATATTAGTTGGCATAGTCAAAGACTTTACTGAGCCAACTTATCCATATGAGATGGATGAAGAAGAATTTATTAAAGCTTCAGACTTTGATGATCGGGTAGATGTTCTACCTGTCTCTGATCCTAATGCTTCGACCATGGCACAAAGGATAATGCAATATCAGGCAGCCATGCAATTGGCAGCAACTTCTCCTGAAATTTATAATATGCCCGAGTTGCATAGGCAAATGTTAGAAACATTAGGAATCAGAAACGTAGATGATATTATTCCAAACAATAATGACATCAAACCTGTTGATCCAATAACTGCAGTTCAAAACTTAATCAATGGTGTACCGGTGCAAGCTTTTGCAACTCAAGACCATGATGCTCATATTGAAACGATTGTAGCTGCTCAACAAAATCCTGATGTTATACAAAAAATAGAAGCAAGTCCTACAGCTCAAAGTATCTTGGCTAATGCAAGTGCTTATGTAAATCAACATCTAACTATGAAGTTTAGAAAACAAGTTGAAGAAGAGATGGGCATACCGCTACCAGCAGAAGGCGAACCATTACCAGCAGATGTTGAGAAACGTATTTCTGATCTTGTAGCTGAAGCAGCCAAACGAGTTGCAGTAACTTCTCAATCTAAAGCAGAGCAAGAGCGAATAGCAGCACAACAACAAGACCCACTTATTCAAATGCGTGAACGTGAAGTGGCAATTAAAGAAGCTGATGTACAAAGAAAAATTGCTAGCGATGCTGCACGCATACAGCTAGATGCAGAAAAAGCTAAAAACCGAGATGAGATTGAAAGAGAAAGGATAGAATCTCAAGAGCAAATTGCAGGTGCTAGCATAGGACAGAAAGTTGCTAGTGATTTGCTAGATGCAGAAGAGAAAGCTGATAGCAAATCAGTAGAAAGATACAAGCAAGGTATTGACATCGCAAAAGATATAGCACAGAATTTAGATAAAGATGAGTGATGAGTTCCAAGAATTAGCACTTTCAGATTTTCTGAAGACTAGAATTAAGGACTTAGTTGCTGATCACAAGGACCACTTAGCCAATGGTACGATTAAAGATCACGAAGAATACAAAAGGCTTTGTGGAATTATCGAGGGTTTAAACCTCGCAGAAAGAGAGATGGCTGACTGGATAGACAGACACTCTCGCTAAAGGAACTCGACTCCTAAAGTCGTGCAAACAATATGACAGAAGCGGTAAAAAAACCAGAACCTGAAGTAGCTAGAAAACAATTACCTGAACCAAAGGGTTGGAAAATTTTAGTTGCTATGCCACAAGCTGATGAAAAAACAGAAGGTGGTATTATTAAATCAACCCAAACAATAAAGAATGAAGAAGTAGGTAACATCTGCGGATATGTTCTTGAGTTAGGACCTGAAGCATATAACGATAAGAAAAGATTTGCTTCTGGACCATGGTGTAAAAAAGGTGACTGGGTTATTTTCCGTGCTTACTCTGGCACTCGCATGGTTATGTATGGACAAGAGTTTCGTTTAATAAACGATGATACTGTGGAAGCAGTTGTCGAAGACCCAGCAGGAGTAGTAAGAGCATGAGTGAAACAGAAATAATAAACGAAGAGCCTAACATTCCAGAACCAAGAATGTCTGAGGAAGATAAATTTTTTGGTCAAACTACAGAAATACAAACTGAAGTTGATGAAGGACTATCAGTTGAAATAGTAGACGATACTCCAGAAGAAGATCGTAGACCACCAAAAGTAGAAACTCCAGAAGTAGAAGTTACTGATGATACAGTTGATCAAGAGATTACTGATTACAGTAAAAGAGCTGGAGATAGAATTAATAAACTCAAGTATGAGTATCACGAAGAGCGTAGAGCTAAAGAAGCAGCAGTCAGAGAATCACAAGAAGCTGTGCAAAGACTTCAAAGTTTACTCTCAGAGAATAAAAAACTTCAAGCCATGGTTGATCAAGGTGGCGAAGTTTTAAATAAGCAAGCAGCTAACAATGCAGTTTGGGCAAAACAAAATGCACAAGCTTTATATAAAGCAGCTTATGAAGCAGGCGATGCAGAAAAAATGGCAGAAGCACAAGAGCAATTATCAAAGGCTGTGCTAGCTGAACAAACTGCGGGTAAGATGGCAGAGAATGTACAAGAGGAAATAATTAAAAATATTCCTGAAGAAGAAGTACAACAGCCAACTGATCCAGCCTTGCAAGCATGGTCAAGTAAAAATCCTTGGTTTATGGGAACTGATCCTACGCATAGAGAAATGACTAGCTATGCAATGTATTTGGATCAGTCGTTAAAACAACAAGGCATAGACCCTAGCACACAAGCAGAGACTTATTACGCAAAGATAGATGAAGAAATGCGTAGTAAATATCCAAACTTTTTCGGAGTGACTCCGCCTATAGAAATACAGGAAGAGCCTCCCAAGCGACAACCACAAACAGTTGTAGCACCCACATCGAGGGATAGTGGTACAAAGAAACCCTCGCAAGTACGTCTGACCCAGACTCAAGTTAAGATAGCTCGACAACTTGGTATAAGTCCGGAGCAGTATGCAAATCAATTATTAAAGGAGCAAGTATGACAGAGCAAGATAACACATCAAATGAAAATGAAGTGGAGGAAAGTTCTGTGAACTCCTCTGACCAAGAGCGTTCCCCTAGGGGATTAGATAGCCGAGAGGCTACCCAACGTTATCAGAATTGGGAAAACACAGCCAATCTACCTGACCCAGACCCACAAGAAGGGTGGGTTTTCAGATGGGTAAGAACTTCCTTAGTTGGAAATTCTGACAACCCTAATGTATCTAAAAGTTTTCGAGATGGTTGGTCACCTTGTCGTTTAGAGGACCACCCAGAACTACAGATACATATGCAAGACCATAATTCAGAATGGGCAGCAAAAGGTAATATAGAAGTTGGTGGATTGCTATTATGCAAAATGCCTGAGGAACGAGCGAAAGCACGTGAAAAGCATTTTTCAGATATGGCACAACAACAGGTTGAAACTGTTGATAACACTTACTTCAAAGACCAAGACAGTAGAATGGCAACTAAACAAGTTTACGAACGCAAATCAAAAACGACTTTTGGTAAAGACTCATAGAGTCTTTTAATTAATAATTTTTTTCTGCAACTATTTGCAGAGGAGTAAATAATTATGGCTTCAACAGCTTCACCTATGGGTGCAAGACCAATGGGGTCGTTAGTATCGTGTGCTTACAATGCGAAGATTACTCACTATAAAATTAAAAATGCTTATGCTACTGATATTTTTTATGGTGACTTTGTTAAGTGGGCAGACAACAACCCAAACACTACAATTCAAAAGGATACAGGAACTACTTCCTTGACTCCTATTGGAGTATTTTTAGGTTGTTCGTATACTGACCCTTCAACCGGTCAAACTACTTTTAATCAATATTATCCTGCTAGTACAGCAGCAGATGATATTATGGCATACGTTGCTTCTGACCCTTTTCTGATTATGCAAATGCAATCAGACGAGGCTTTAGACCAAGACGACTTAGGCAAGAATGTAGCAGTTATACAAACTGCAGGGTCTACTTCTATTGGCACAAGCAAAAATGCAGTAGATGGGAGTACAGCTAACACTACCAATACACTACCTTTAAAGATTATCGACTTTGTCGATGGTCCTGATAGTGCAATTGGTGATGCAAAAACTGATGTACTTGTAATGTTTAACGTAGGACATCAGTTGCTTAACGCAACAGGTATCGGATAAGGAGAATAAATTATGGCTGCTATATCAAGAGCAAATGAGCTAAAACAGCTCCTACCGGGTCTTAACGCATTATTTGGCGAAGAGTACAACAACTACGAAAACGAGCACGAAGATATCTACGTGACTGAAAACTCTGAAAGAAGTTTCGAGGAAGAGTTAAAGTTATCAGGTTTCGGAGCTGCTCCTGTTAAAGACGAGGGTGCTGCTATCAGTTATGACACAGCTCAAGAGTCTTTTGTAGCTCGTTATACTCACGAAACTATTGCAATGGGATATGCTATTACTGAAGAAGCAATGGAGGATAACCTCTATGTTTCACTTTCAGCTAGATACACTAAAGCTTTAGCTAGAGCTATGGCTTACACCAAGCAAGTAAAAAGTGTTGTTCCTTTGAACAATGGTTTTACTTCCTTTAATGGTGGTGATGGTGTGACTCTATTTAGTACAGCACACCCATTAGTTAATGGTGGTACAAATAGTAATAGACCTGCCACAGGTGCTGATTTGAACGAAGTATCTTTAGAAGATGCAATTATTCAAATCGGTGGATACACAGACGAAAGAGGTCTGAAAATCGCTGCCAGAGCAAGAAAGTTAATCATACCTTCTGCTCTTCAGTTTGTAGCAACTAGACTGCTACAAAGTGACTACCGAGTAGGAACAGCAGATAATGACATTAACGCTATTAAAACTAATGGTGTTATTCCAGAAGGTTTCTCAGTTAACCATTATTTAACTGACCCTAATGCCTTCTTCATTACTACTGATATTCCTGACGGAATGAAGCACTTTGTAAGAAGTCCAATGACTACAAGCATGGACGGGGATTTTGACACAGGAAACGTTAGAT